TCGATCGCTTCAGACTTAGCATTTTTTAGTGCTTCAATAGATTCATCAATACGCTTCTGATCGCCAGAAGCCATTGCTTGATTAAATTGTTCTTGAGCTTTTAATATTTTAGCATATTGATCACTATAATTTGCAACTGCAATATTTGCTATTGCAGTATCGTATATTTGTTGATATTCTGTATATTTTTGATTCTCTTTAAAGCTTTTAAGTTTTGACTGTATTCTGCCTAATATACGAGAAACTTCTTCGTCAGTTTCATCAAAATTATCATAAATTGCTCTCGATAACGATTCGTAGAAGTTTATTATTTGCTCGTATGTTCCACTGTACTTAACAGAAATACCAATTTCAGCAGTTCGTCCACCACCAGTAACGGTTTCAATTTGCGTACTTCCGCCGAGTTTAGTTGCTTCTGCACTAATAAAATCTTTCAGCTCTTTATTCGGTCTAAAAGCACCAGATAATAAAATTGTAGCGTTGCGTGCTTTATTTAAATATTCAACTGCATCATTAATTTCTGTAGAATGCGTAATTAGCCAGTTTTCAGACGCTCTTTTTGAAAGTAATGACAAAGACTCTATTTGCTTATCAATACTTCCAGTTACTAAATTAATCGATGTAGCTTCTTTACCGTATTTCTTTATTATTTCGTTTTGTATTTCAAGTAATTTCTGGCGTTTATCATATGCTTCGGCTTGCGATAAGTTACCACTATCTAGTGCAGTACGAAGTTCTAATATCTTTTGTTTCTGCTCGTCTAAATAATCATTTTCGTCCTCTAACGCTTTGGCAGAATCTATGGCCGCTTTACGAGCTTCTTCTTTGGCTTTTATAGCTTTGACTATAGACTTAATAATTTTAGATATAACTGCTGCTATAGCAAGTGTAATAAGAGCATTGAGAGCCGCTTTGAGAGTTTTGGTAGCTGCGGTTAGCATTTTTGTTGAAAATGTTGCGCCATTCATCGTTTTGGCATATTCTTCAACTGAAACCTCACTACCATTAGCCGCCTTTGCAAATTCCTGAGCATGCTTACTTGCGTCTTTAAGAGTTTCATTAAATGATAAATTAAAATTTTTTGTTTTTCTTAATTTTTCGTTGAACCTATTTAAAGCTTCAACATCTGCTTTAATTGAAGTTTTAGTAACGGTAAATATATCTGATAACCGAATACCATTATCATTTATTTGAAAAGGAGTTAATATCGAATTTTTGTTGACATATATTATATTTAGGGATATAATATATGTATGATGTATTTAGGAAGGTGATTTAATGTACGTTGTAAGATATTGCCCTAAATGTGGTTTTGTCGGCATAATAATAAGCACTTCTCCAAAAATGACTTGCCATTTTTGTAATACAAAACTAATTGAAACAGAGTATACTGGACGTTATGAAGATGGGAAGAAATATGGGTTTGATCACCCTGCGCCGGTTAATGCGGATAAAATTATACAAAAGAAAGACATTCTTGAAAATATAATTAAAAAATCACCTGACTTCATCCAAGAACTATATGATCTGCGCATTCAAAAAGAAAAAGAGTTTATGGATAGTATTGGAACGAAACCATCAACAATTGAAAAATGTCCACATTGCGGATCTACAAACTTCCAATTAGTGAGAAGAAAATGGTCACTTCTTACTGGGTTTTTTACCAACAAAGTTGATAAATATTGTATAAATTGCAAACGAAAAGTACAATAAAATAGTATTATTTAGTTAATTTTTATTCATCATACCGCCATTACAGCGTCAACTTGGACTATACCTTTCAAGCCTAACAAACAGTTAGACTCGCTCCGTGTCTAGTCTCTGAACCTTCCACATGAATATGTCCGATGCCCTAACACCGTTAAATGACATATTTTTAGTGGCTTGGCTGCTTTCGGGCATTTCAGCCCTACTATCGATTGTCGCTTAGTTATCCATTGTGGATAATACGTGTTTAGCCTCTCGGCATGCACCATCTATTCGAGTTTTTTCTGGCTTTCGCCAACTATCACGCTTGCCGTTTCCAGCTACGTTGTAGTCCGAATAGCTTATAGGCGACTCCCAGCAATTTACGGAACGCTTTCTTTCGAACATCCCAACCGTTGTGCTGTCTTATGCAGCCTTCAGTGGGGCGGGCATATTAACTCTTTTGAGTTTACCAACGTTTTTGTTTAATAATGAAAACGCAGCAGATATCGAAGCAATTAATGTGGGTATTGAACCTAAATTTTCTACTATTTTTATAATTATATCGAGTATTTTTGTTCCACTGTTGATTAAAAATTTAATAAAATCGCTATCTAATATTGTTTGAGATAAAGCTTCGAAAGTAGCTTTAAATTTTAATACACGTCCTTCAAGAGAATCAAGATACTTTTGGTTCTCTATTAATGCACTTCCCTGAGAATTTAAAGCTGTTTCAGTAGCACGAATTCCATTTGCAAAGTTCGTCATTAATGCACTAAATACATTGCCCTGACGAACACCAGCAACAAGTCTTGTTATGTCTGCCCTTGCTCTATCAGACAGCGAACTCCATCTCTGAGATAATTCATATAGAATTTGATACGTTGACTTAAACGTATTATTGTCAAGCATTATATCAACGCCTGACAACGCCTTAATTTGCTGTTGTAATTGTATTACTGATTCAGCGGCACCTTCTGCATCTTCACCCATTTCTTGCAAAGCCCCTGCTGTATTACGCAAACGCATAGAAATTGTTTTGAGTGCTGTTCCTACTACCTCTGCATTTTGGACGATTTCATATGCACTCGTAACAAGACCTATTGATTCTTCGAAAGAGTTGTTTGCGGCTGCTAATGCCGAAGCAGACCTCTTTAGAGCTTCGCCCAATGCACTACTTCCGATCGCATAACGGTTTCCTACCTCGTTAAGTGCATCGACAATTCTTATGCTTTCAGAAGCTTCGATATTGAAGCTCTTTAATATCGATATTATTATTTCAGATGCATCTTCAACACTTTTAACTTGGTCTCCGACATTTTTATAAATAGTAGCAACTTCACCGAGTTTTGCCGCCTCATCAATTGTATATCCAAGACGAGCGAATATCGCGGTTGCTTCTACTAAACCGCTTATTGTAGTACCTAATTCCTTTGCTTTGTTTGCCGCATTAGTTAAAAATCTATCGTAAACATCGGCAGTTTCATCGGTAACTTTCTTTAACTCGGTAATTTGTTTATCTATTTCAAAAATACTGTCTACAATTTTACCGAGCGATGTGATAACCGTCATTACACCAGCAGACGATAAAACCCACGTGAAAAACTTTTTCGATTCTTTAGCCATACTGCCGAAAATAGTTGTTCCTAAGTCTCCTGCGGCAGATATATCTGAAGTTAATAAAGTGAATTGCTTATTCCATTCTTTTAAACTTTGTGGATCGACTATTTTTTGAACGTTGCTCTTTAAAATACTTATTTTTTCTGCGTATTTATCTACTGCCTTAGAGTTGATTCTAAAAAACTTATCTATTTTATTTTGAGCAATACTTCTTTCTATTTCTGCATTAAATGTATTTAGCGTTCGCTTTGTAGCATCTGTTGTTTTCTTTACTTGCTCATTTATATTTTTGTTGACATTTTTAATGTTTGATGTATTTAGTTCTGCTTTTATTTTAAGCGATTCTGTCTTAATTCTCCGTATTTGTTCGTTAATAGCTTTCTCACTTTTTTGTTCATCAAGAATCGCTTTTATCAATATTTTTAAATCGTCTATTGTTTTTACCCCCCTTCGGGCAAAAATAAAATAGGTTTAAACCTCTACGCTGAATTTTATTCTTCGGTATCCCAACTTAACATGTCTTCGTATATTGTCTTGACATAGCAATTTCCTTTTAGTTTTGTATATGAATCATATAAAGAAATTAAGTTTTCTCTCATATATTCGGGTAAGCACTTTGCTGATTTATATTCGTAATAAATAGCCGTAATTGCATTTCTGAATAGACGCTGTAACGCTAAATCCTGAACCTCTGTATGTTTGGCTATTGTTTTTACAGTTTCTAATATCTCATTTAATTTTTCGTCTTGCTCTTTTTCTCTGTTTTTCCTCGTAATTACATTTATAACCCAATTTCTCAATGGCTTTATAAGAAAAACCGCTAAATTCAGAATTACTAATACTGAACCAGCAATACCTCCAATTGTTGTTATAATTTCCATAAACAATTACCGAACCTTTCAATAAAGATAACGCCCCTTTTAAGGGGCGTTTTATCACTCATCGTTGTCATTTGATCCGTTTTTAAGCTGTTTATAGATTTGATTAATACCTGTCGAAGCAAGACCAGACGAAATACCAATCGCGATAGCAGAAAGCACATCAGGGGTAGGAAAGTCCGGCATAGTAAACATACCAACAATGCCGAGAATTCCACCAACGCCACCAACAATAGTGGGTATCCACTTATTATCAATAGGCGTGCGTTTTACTGCTTCTGCAATAAGATAACAAATGACAATTATCGTAGGAATAACTGTATAATCTAAATTCATAAAAATTAAGGCGTGGAGACCCCAACTTCTTTAAGTTGGGGAGGAAACGCCTTTCCTCCTTTCCCATAATAATGTTTTTCTTTTACTCAATTTTAAAACGTATACTAACATAAAGTATACCTCCTTTTGGAGTAATGTCTCCTTCCCCAAAGTTATATAGGCTTTTTACACTTAACTCACTATCCCTACCTCACAGGATTGTTTAAAGTTAAGCAACAGAGCTACGAGTCAGGAGAAACGCCCGCAGGTGTTATGACCTATATAACGTAGTCCTCGAAGGACTTAGGGTAGTCAACTTGAGCTTTTACAAGCTCCACCCTCTATAGGGTGGGGTAGTTGACTAAAGTATTTTCTTATTTCAAAATCTTCCGACAAATCATTATATACACTAACCATCTCAACGGATTCCCAACCGATGAGTGCCTTAATAACTGAATCAGGAATGTTGTGTTTCTTTAACTCGGTAGTAAAGAAATGCCTAAAAGCATGCCAATAAATAGGGAAGCCCATCTTTTCAGACAATCTTTCTGCCCATTTATCGACAGTTGGCACTTTTGTTTGAATCCATTTGTCTCCACTTTTAGTTACAAATAACCAGTCGGAATCTATTTTAAGCTTCGCGCGTTCTTCTAACCACAAATCTAAATACGGCTGAAACTCTTTGGCAAGTGTATATTTATATAGCAACTTTCCTTTTGACGATTTACCTTTTGTAACAATTTTTTCAGGCGTTTTATATAACGATCCAAAAACTATGTGTTCTGGTTTGAAGTATGAAACTTTAAATCTTAGCAATTCGCTTTTTCTTGATCCGCTATATGCTGCCAAAGCTACAAAACAAGCCTTTTGATACTCTTTTTCTTTAACGAGATAATCGAGTATTTTCTTAACCTGTTCTGAATCCAATACAGTTTTTTCTCTTACTGGTTGATTAATTGGCGACTCAATCTTACTAACAATATTTTTAAATTCAGGATATTGCTCATCCAATATATCCTCTATATATTTTGAAAGACTACTCAAAACAGATTTTATTCTTCTTACTCTCTTAGGACTATTACCGTTGTTTCCAATAATATAACCTTGAAACCTGATTAGATCTTTCTTTTTAACATCAATAAAGAACTTGTTGCCATTAAACTGTAGATTCCAAACAAAAAATATATATAAGTCACGCTCATATTGATATATTGTTTTCTTGGACTTATCTGTGCTTTGCAAATATAGCAAAAACTCTTTTATGAGATTTATGTTATTTGGATTAATTTGGGCAATTAATTCTGGTGAAGTTATTTTATTTTGCTTTGTTGTTCTGCCCAATTTATCACGAAACTTACGCAAGGAAGCACCTGCCTTTAGGCACGGGGAGGAATTGCACCTTACGCAAGTTCCGCCACCCCCTTTCCATAAGCATATCCGTCAAATCGCTGAATGACTTGGACATATCTATAATTTATTCCTTGTGCGATACGCTTTCCGTCCTTGCCTTTAATATCGAAACTTCCAGTCTTTCTACATGCGACTTCGCCAAACCATACGCCTTTGTATTTTCCTCTTGGGGATAGCGTTTGTAGATCGCCGCTTTTCCTTGCTTTAATAACTTTCTTGCGACCGCCTCATGACAAGGGGCAAGTGGACGTTTCTTTGTATCTAATACAAAAACTATTGGGTATTCCCATTTCTCTGCATAAAGCAGGTAATATTCTCCTCGATCATGTTATAGATGCTTGTTATATGCAAGACACTATCGCTACCCACCACGCTTGTTTAATCTTGCACGACAGAGGAACGGGCTGGAGAAGCACCCGAACGTATCATGACATCTATAACGTAGGCTCTGTTTCAAGCCTTGGTCTGGTCAACATAGGGCTTACAAGCCCATGACTTTAGTCATTGGGTTGTTGACCACATTTTCTGAATTAATGTTTTGCGATCTGGACTCTATTACAGCTTTTACTATTTCTTTTTCATCTAATTTTGGCAAGTTTACTAATTTAG